AACGCCATTGGCAATGCTCCTTTCGGCTAGTCAAAAGCTAGCCATATTGGTGTATGGGCAGTGGCAAACACAACCCTACTACGTTCGGGAAATACCGAGCGCAGCGAGTATGGCGGCTTGGGCGGCAGAAAGACCGTTCCAAGTTACGCCAAACCCGAAGGGGTTTGCTTTCGTTCGCGACTTAGTTTCTGTAACTAAGACAGCGTTCGGAACTCTGATGGCCTCGTTCTTATAAGAACAGCCAACAAGAGAGTACTCAACTTTCTGGAACGTATGTTCCATAAAGTATCCGTACTGCATAACCAGACCTTGGCTTATTACATCGCCCATGTACGAAAGTACATCGCCGGTGTTACTAAACCAATCGATGGCCCAGCTCCAGGGGGTAAGGTTCCAGAGAACGTCTGGCGTGAGAGACACACCGAACAAACGGTCTGCCTCCTCAGCCAAGCCTGCGGAAGTCTGCACGTGTTCTACGCGTGCAGGTGATCCGTAGACAAACGCTCCTGAGAACCAGCGACGTTTAAACGTCGATGTGGTCCTTGACCACTTACCTCCTATTAGAGAACCAGGGATTTTCGGAGTGTCAAACAACAGCGGCCCGTCAGGGCTTTTGTTGGTAGACAAAACGATATCCGTGGAACTCTCCTCTACAGGGAATGAATAGGATCTACGGATGACACGACCTCGATCACGCTCATACTGTGAAAGTATTGAGTGTGAATTGATAACGGTTTCGCCAAATGATTTGACGTCCGATATCAAGGGGTCCCATCCGAACTCAACGTTGAGATACTCGTCACCCGCATTACGCGCGCGAAGAGTACGCTCACGCCAGGTTTTTGCTCCAATGAGACGTGGAATACCGTCTCTAAAGAGCTCACCTAGCGCCGTTGAGAGATCCACTTCACCAGCGGTCGGTCGACAGCGACTTGCAGCAGTGGCACCCAGGGCTGTTAGACTCGAGTTACTCGAGTTCAGCGCTGTAGGCCACTTAGGCTGTAGTTCGCTACCAACCACTACCGTCTCGATCGGACACGACCATGGAACGTCACAGTTAAACCTGTAACGACCATAGACGGGTTCGAATGCGGGATTGGTATCCTGTTCTTTGATCCATGAATGCCGTGAGAGATTCTTTCTCACGGACTTCTTGATCGTAAAGAACGGACCGC